TTTCAGTAGCACCAAGTTCTATTAATCTATTCTTAATAACATCAAGTAGACCTTTTCTGTATTTTCCACCAAATGATTTTGGGATAAACTCATCATATTTGTATTCACAATAAAATCTCGCCATTCTGATTATCCAATTACCAATTCATCATCCTCTTTCAATTCACAGGCTTTAACATAGCCACGATTTTTAGTATAAACCTCATGGTCTAATGTACAAGTAATAGACTTGCCTGTTTCATCATCTGTTATTTTGATTAATTTGGCGGTTTCAAACATCAAAGCAGTTTTCAGAATGCGCTTCCATTCACCAAGTTTCGTTTCTTTGTTGAATGACCAAACTTCCCATTCCTCTACTTCGTCATTGACAATTAAATAGTCATTAAATGTTTGTAATGTTGTTGTGACTAACCCTGTAATTTTACCTCTTACTTTGATTTTAGTATCACCAGTTAAACATAGTTGTGACGCTTTCACATCTAGTCCATTATCAACATAGCATTTTGGATTCAAACGATTTACTTTATCAACAAAAAAGTAATATCCTTTACCTGTTACCATTTTTAACTTCAACGATCTTTGATACCTAGCTATTGCATCCTGATCACCAGAATCCAATCTTTGAATAAAATCATCACTAATAATCCAACCAACATTAGCATCATCTGGAAAAGTCTGTATATGGTTAGCGATTTCCCAGAAATCATCATGATCTATTTCAATATATCCAGCCCATGCTCCTCGTCTTGTTGCGCCTTGAGAAACATCACGGCTCAATTGAACAAAATCCTTAAACACTGGTAATACACCACTAGCTTTGCCTCCACCTGCAATATTGGAACCTCTGGGTCGAATAGAGCCAAGATAACTAGATGTACCAAAACCATTTTTACTCAGAACAGCAATTTCTTTTTGTGATTCATAGAATTCATAGATACTATCTTCCACATAAGAACCAGAACATGATACAGGACATCCTCTACCTGCTCCCATATTAGCCATAACTGGAGTAGATGGAGCAAGCCATCCATTCCAAAGTAAATTAAAGAATTTATTATTCCATTCTTTTTTACCCTTATCATCTAAGGGTAAACGACTAGCCGCTTGTTTTGCTATTCGTTCATATGTGCTTTTAATATCTGGACATTCATTAGTTGCATATTTCTCTTTAAACATTTGGAATGCGGCTGTTGTAAACCATTCAGGTACTAAACCACTCTTTTGTAATTCTTTCCTTTCACGACCATAACTTTTGTAAATACTTTGTTCTTGTTGCTCATCAATCATTTTGTTCACCCCATATAAATGCTGTTTCTTTCCAATCTCTTGTATAATCGGATCCTTGTGCCGAAAAGAAATCGTGAAGTCGAGTACTATTGATATTTTTATAAAACCATTTTTGTATGGGATTATAAGTTGGATTAAATATCTTATCATAACCCAGATTTTCAAGACATAAATCAATTCTACTTTGTACAAAGTTATCAAGTTGATTTGCCGTGATACCTCTAATATTACCCTTTTCGAAAATCATTTTAACAATTTCCTTTTCATGTTCATATGTTTTCGATGCAACTTTTTCCATATCACGCCGCAATATTTCTTTTTCTTTTTCTGATAAATTTGATTCTTTCATTAAAGTTCTATATAACCATGCGTCTGCTTCCGCGTGAATATTTTCATCTTTAACAGAAAAGTTAATACCCGCCACTAGATTGGCAAGTTTATTCTTACCTTCTGCTTGGAAATGTTTAAGAAATGCGAAATTAGAATATAATACCGCACCTTCAATCATAGAAAAAGCACCCAATGATCTAAGTATATCTAAGTTATTATCAATTGGAGCACCAACAACGGAACCAATCCATTCCATTCTTTCGTTGAGTATTTCATTTTCTTTATATGATTCAAAAAATTCATCGGTGGCTAAACCAAGAAGTTCATTGATTCTAGCATAAAATGGTGCATGTACATTAATTTCAACATAGGACATCATATTAGCCATACGCTCAATATCAGGTCTAGGAAACATTTTTGCTACGCGATTTGTCCAATAATCTTTACCAACATGTAATTCATACTCTGTAAATAATTTCAATACAGTAATAACACCATGTAGTTCGGCTTCATCTAAATTAGTTTTTAAATCATGTAAATCCTTCTCCATTTCAATTTCTTCGGCTGTCCAAAGAATTCTCTGTTGGGTTTCCGCAAATTCAATTGCCGTATCATAATCAAAAGTATATGTTGTTTTTGGTGTTCTTAATCTGGGTAAAGAATCTGTCATTTTATTTTCCTATTCTATATTGTGTTAATTTCATTCTTGCTCTTATTCCACTGTAAGTATTTTCTTTTATATGTTCAAATACTTTTTCTTTTGTCATTCCATTTAATATCATTTCATTAATATCTTTTCCCTTAATTTTTCCCCAAATAACCAGAGAGTATCCTTTAGAAATAAGTTTTTCCATTTTTGAGGTAATTTGTTTTGATCTTGGTTCATTATCCATCACATAAACAACATTATCACCTAAAAATTTTGCATCTAAATCACTACCAGCCATGGCGATTGAATTAGTAAGAAACATACTATCGAATTGTCCTTCAGTAATGTATATAGTCTTGGAATAATCCAATTTATTCAATCCATATGCTTTTACTTCATCAATTAAAGTTAAAGTAATATATCTAAGATTTGATTTTTCCAATGCTCTACAACTTATATGTGTGAGTTCATTATTAATATTGTAGGATGGAATTAATAATCTAGGAACATTATCATACTTTGTATTTGCATACTTGTCAATATTTTTAGTTAAATTTTCAAGTTTGTCTATATAATAAAGTTCTGAATATTTTTCAGTAGGTATCATTCTATTTTTAAGATATTTAATCGCAATATGATCATCATCCAAGCTATCAACCCTAATAGCATATTGCAATACATCTTTTTTAAAAACAACTTTCTTATTTTTATATATTATTTCACTTTCTTTTGTTTTTGGTGAGAAATTTTCTTTAAATAGTTCCAGTTTATACTCTTTATAAGTATCTGGGTAATATTCTTTAAGAAAAGTATCAAATCTTTTACTACTACCACAGTTATGGCATGAATAAAATAATTCATTATCTTTAGTGTAAAAATATCCTCTGGCTTTTAGTTTTGATTTTTCGGAATCACCACATTCAATACATCTACAATTATAAAGTCCATGTTTCTTCTTTTTAAACATTGGTAATGTAGAAGATATTAAACTTAAATATTTTTCTTGAATCCAACTCATATAAAATCCGCAATTATTTACATTGTTTTTCGTACCTCATTAATGTATTATACGACTTTTTAATGTAGTTGTCAATAATTGCGTGATTAAATAATATCTTATCGAAATTGGTGTCATCGATGGTGATAGCCCACTCATCGGATTTTAATTTTTGCAGTTCGAAATGTACAGTTTTAAGTTTTGGTTTAGTTGGAGTTGGGTAACATTTGGGTGGTTCTTGTATAATATCATGTTCTCTAACTGGTGTGGATTCACAACCAATTAAAATTATACTCATCAGGAAAACGAAATATCTCATTAGAATCTCCGATCATTATATCTATTATTTAAAGATTTCTCAAGTTCTAATACTTTTTTATTTTTATCCGGAATTTTTTCTTTTTTAACGTTTTTATTAAGGTTTTCTATAGTATCTTCCCTAACGCAAATATTACCTAATACTTCAAATGTTTCGTCGGTCAGTATATTAATTTCCTTTTCTAATTCTAATATATCATCACGCAGTTTTGTTTTTTCTGAATAACATTTTTCCAATAATATCTTTTCCGCATTTAAACTATTTGTTAATTGTTTAATTTTTTCTTCAAGTTTGGAATTATCACCAACAAGATTAAGATAAGACCAAACGAAAAATGCAATAGATGATAGTGCTATGAATATTAATATCTGCTTCAATGATATATTTCTAATAAAAGGTAATAAAAATTGAATCATCTATTTATCTCCAAATCAAGCATTTTTAAAATCTCATCATCTTCTTTAATATCATTCGTTACATTATTTTCAACATAACAATCTATAAAATTTAATATAGTTTTTATATGTGAATAATATTTTTCACCAAGTCTATAGAATAAAACTATATTAGCTGATTCTAGACCAAAAACATTAATTAAAATAATTATATTGTTTAAAACAAGTCTTATATTGATTTTACCGGTTGTGTCATACCTTTTAAATGATTTTTTAAGTATAACCAACCGATTAATATCAATATAAAATTCTTGTTTATTGAATAATGGTGTTTTATAATTTTGTAAGCAATATTTAATAAAATTAGTATCAGGTTTCACGTTATCATTCTAAAAATTATTAGCTAACAATATCTTTAAGTTTACCGAAGATAGTTTTATTTTCTTCTTCAACAGTAGCTTTATCTTCTTCAACAACAGTAGTTTGTTCAACTTTAGTTTTCTTTCTTGTTGTTTTCTTCTTCTTTTTCTCCACCTTTGGTTCTTCTATCTTCAAACCTTTAACCGAAACTAATAATTCACCAGTTTTTGGATCAACCCAACCTCTAGGTGTAGCTATGGCATTTGGCGCCCATTTTGGTGGATTTAACATATCTCTTGGCATTTTATTCTCCTACTTTTTATTTAACAGTTTTAAATCGGTTAGTTTATATGGCATAGCATTGACACCATCATCATGGTTAACTACAGCGTAAGCATCAAGAATTGATCTAATTGTACCGGTTTCACCATATAGTGGACTTGTTTTATCTATTACTTGCACACGCTCACCAACTTTTGTTGGATGAATAATTTCTTTTTTATCCAAGCTATTTTTAAAAAAATTTTTGAAACTTAACATGATTATCCATGCCCCTTCATCATTCTCAAAAACGCCATTTTTTCACCTTTAGTTTCAAATACAGGTTCATCAATTTCACCTCGGAACGATTCAACCGTTAAGAAGTAAATCATACCAAGATTAATATTAATTTTAACAAGTGGAAGCATCTTACCTATTCTTGTGCCACTGGATGAATAACGATAAATTCTCTCGCCAGCTTTTAATTTAGCACCGGCAACATCTTTCTTGTCATAAGAGTTCAGTTCAAATAAAATCATGTAGGAAACAGGATTAGATTTTGGTGCTGTAACGCCAACTTCCTTATATCCCATTTTTCTACCAAAAGATATTGATTCACTTTCGCCCCAATTATTTGAATCATCATCGATAAATTTATTATCAAATGCTTCTGTTAAATCTACGGATTCAGCCTGTAACCATCCTTTTGACTTATATTTATTCCAATCAGTTTTATCTATTGTAACAACTTTACTATCTTTAACAATAAGCATTTCTTTATCACTAGACTTTAACTGTCTAGGCAATTTAATTGGTTTTTTATCACTCACATCTTTACTAATATCGGAAAGTCTCTTACCTGCTTCAATACCAGCTTTCATTGTTCTTTTGTAGTAGGTATCAAAATCTTCTTTTGTTCCATCTTTATGAATAAATGTAAGTTCAGAAATTAATTTTTTTAAATTTTTCATGGTCTTTCTAATCCTTCTATTTTACTTTTTAAATTGTTAATTTTGGTTTGTATTCTTTTTAGTTTTTTAAGTTCAACATTGGTGACTGTTTCATCAATAATCTTATCTTCTATTTCAAATGCTTTTTCCTGATAAAGATCAACTTGTGATTGATAATGCATCGCGCTAAATTGCTTTTGAACCTTAGCAACATCTTCATCTAGAGCAAATTGCTCCACATATTCATTAGCCGCATATACAACTCCACCGGCACCACTAATTATTGATATAATCAATGCTATTAATTGAAATCTGGAAGTAACCCACTTAATTATTTCATCCATCAATTAATTCCTTTTTCTTTTTTCTTTTAACTACTTTATTAAAAAGTTTCTTTGGATCAGGATTATCAACTCCACCAGAAGAAACTGATGTAGTTGGTTCTCCATCTTCTAACATATTGATGAATTGTTTAAATGATTTTAAATGACTTTCACCAATCATCTTCTTGAATATACCAACAATATAATCGTACTCTTCCGAATGACCCTGATCAGCCGCGAGTTTCTTTGCTTTATCCCATTTCTTCTCAAGGTCGGCTCTTGAGCCTTTACCTTGATCAACTAGCTTATCTATATATGCAACCGGCATATATTACTCCTTAATGATTTCATTTAAACTCTCAATACTTTCGTAGATGTTTTAAACTCTTTCTTTCTCATTATTGTTTTGGCAACCATTTCCAATTGTTTAGTTTTTGGATTCCAATTAAAATGTACTGGAATATTTATATTAGTTGTGATAGACTTAATTAACTCTTCCAATTGATCATCAGCATCCCTTATTTCAATACCATGTTTCTGATATAATGATGTATATACTTTCTGTAGTTCACATACAGTAATTTGCTGTTTATTTCTATCATCATTCAAACGATCAAAAAAATGTTTTGTGAATTCAATATCAATATTAAGAGAAGAAAATAAATTATC